ACGGTTCAGATACCGCTCTTTTATTGTAGTGTCAAAAAGATCCCCTGCGGAATCTTCCATACGATCACCTAATATAGTATTCATGTCTGCTGTTGTCATGCTATCTCCAGGGTTGTACAGCCCCCATCAATGGACAGGGGCTGTAAGGTTAAGGTTTATACTACCTTAATTACTCGGCACCATGCGGAGCATAAGTAGTAGATGATTCAAGACCTGAGACAACACAATGAGCTCTACGGTTAGTAACAACCATATTACCATAAGTGTGAACTTTCTGAACGAAAGTATTACTCTTTGTATCTTCGATCATATCAGATGCAGTGAATTTTGCACCAGAGTTGAAGAACATATAGAGATAGTTCGTATTCAAAAAGTAGATCCTACCATCAACACCAAAGGCATCTGCTGATCCATCAACAAGATCCTGCTGAGTTACCATATCCTGGTCTGCAACGATATCAATTCCTCTGAAGTTCAGAGCATTGAAACCCATTGATCCCATACGTTCACTCATCTTAGATCCTGTCTTTCTTGGATCGATCTCATTCTCAATAAGATCATAGATAGACTGCGGACAAACGATCACATCAGGATTTTCACCCGTATAACCTCTTGCATTCGCTACACCTCTCTGTAATATCTTCAAGATATAAGTATCTTTTGAAGAATCCACCATATCGGATGAAGCAATATATCCACTTGTTCCTGCATCTGGAGAGTCATCTGCAATATTACCAGTTGATCCAGCAAAGTCTGTTGGGTCTAATACTGGTGTCTGCCAGAAAGTGTTACTTGCTGGTGAGAGAGCTACAGTAATACCACCAACGGTCTGAACACCCTCATTTAGAAGAACACCTAATGGATTAAACGCATCAGTAGCAAGAGAAGTAGCAAAAAGATTTTCTGCAACTTTTTTCTCCAGAGACTTCTGTAGATTTTTAACCTTTGCACCGACAATATTCTTAATCGCCTGCGGGCTATTCATCAACAGAGTTTCCTCTTTGGTTAATAAAAAATGTCCTGTAAGCATTGTAGGTTGATACGATGCTGTCTTTGCGATATCAGCGATTGCTGGTGCGTATGCACTGCCAAGACCGTGCTGATCACCCCAGACAGATGCACTTCCATCTGCATATTCTACAGGAACAACGATATCTCTACCGTTGAATGTTTTTGCCTTTGCTTTCAGCAGGGCCAATACAGGATGAGATTTTTTAAAGATCTGATCATACAAAACTGGCATATAATACTGCTGAATAAGGGCACTAAGGGAACCTGAACCAGTTCCCGATACAACTATGTTAGACATTATTATGTCTCCTTATTTCATTAATTATTAAGAAACGAAGCAACATCAATATCATCATAGGAAGTAATTTTTCCTTTATTCTCTGCCTTGATACCGACATTCTTCTTTACATTAACTGGCACTGATGGCTTCGGTTTTGGCTCAGATGCTGGGGCCTTATCAAAGTTCATCACCTTGTAGGCTTCCTCTAAGGTTAGCACTCGATTTGTCTCTTCAAAGTTCTTCACCGCAAAATCCAGTACATCCTGGGCCTGCTGATCTGTTAACTTGTATGAGGATCGAAGCTGAGTCATAGATTGATCTATTTGCCGTTCCGCTTCCATGTTTGCCAGTTTATCCCTTGCTTCCTGTAATTCGGACTCAAAGGGATTCGGGAGATCTTTATTATCCATCTGTAGGGACTGATCAAACAGTTGCCCCGCTTCTTTTCCGAGCTCATCTTCAATCGCCTCTTTTAACGATTCGGAGAACTCTCCCGATTCTTTTATTTTCTCCACTAACTGTACTAACGGCTCAACTGCTCTGCGTTGATCAGACAATTCCTGGGCCTTTTCCGTATTGGACTTTTGCCATTCGTGCCTGTTCATGCTATCAGTATGCCATAACTCAATCTGTTCTACAGAATGTTTAGAACCATGTTGATCTTCGTAAACGAAGGAGTCATCAGACTCTTGACTAACCGTTGCGGTTTGTTCCTCTGATTCTGTTTCGGTTTGAGTTTCCTCAGTTGTGGATTGGGTTTTAGCTGTTTCGGTAGACTCTGTAGTCTCAGCCTGTTCTGTAGTCTCTTCCTGGGTAGATTGCTCTTCAGCGGTCACTTCTGTAGTCTCACCTAAGAGTTCTCCAGGAATAGAAATATTGTCGTAGCCTTCTCCTAATGTTGCCTCTGTTTCTACCCTATTTGGGTCTGTAGAGAAGTTTCCTACGGTTAATTGTTCGGACTCAGGTGTCACTTCTAAATTGGTAGTTCCTGATACATTTATTTCAGCCATGTTAGTTTCCTTTCAGTTGGTCTTTCGACACTGGTTTAGTTGCAAAAAACATAAGAAGCACAGTGCGTTTACCCTTGTGCGGTTCTACCTTATGCTTCAATGGGTTATCATGTTTACCAGCAGAGTACATCACTCCGCTTAAATAATGATTGTCAACAGTCATTTCCTGATCATCAATTAAAAACTTTAACTCTCCGCCTGTAAAACTATCTGGATCAGATAATAAAGCAGATGAACCCAGCTTACACCAGGACATATGGTTATCAACCAGCTTTCCATTCTCTTCTTTACAGCCATCGTAGTGCCACTTATGACCCTGTGGTCTTGTTTCTACCCGCCAATAGCTTGGAGCAGATAAAATAAGCTCCTGGTCATCTATCTCTGATTGATAGCGTTTTGCTATATTTTCAATAATTTTATGAGAAAAGTCGTGACTTTTATGCCCTAATTTGCTCATATCCTTGAGATCTTGGGCTTCAGCGAGGTTTACTATGCCTAATATTTGGTGCATTAATAGTTGATGCTGGTTCTTCTTTTTTTTGTTAAACGAAGCTTCTTCTTTTTAGGAAGAGTACTTCTAAAATGTTTTGATGATGGTGTATTCCATAAGCCCTCGTTATGCATATGTCCATGTTCCCCTTGATCCTCGTTAGTTCTTGATTGCATATGTCCAATATCTCGAATCGACTTAGGATCTACACCTTTTTTAGGTGGATGATACACACCAGCATATCCAGCTTTAGCTAATTTTCTTTTTAATCTTTCTTCTTTTTTCTTACGGGTCTTCATCAATGCTTTTTTATAAGCATCTTCTCCTTTTTTCGTGTAAGCGTATTTTTTACCTTCTAACTCTGGCATCTTATTCTCCTATTAATTTTAAGCGGGCAATGATGTTATTGTATTCAAGCCTCATGTGCTATTTGTTCCATCTCACCTTGCCCGCCAACCAGACCGCTAACGGTCATAATTCTTTCCTGCATATCTCCAGGTAACTCCTGGAATTGTGGTGTATTTAATAGATCAGGGTTTGCCATTACCATCTGAGCTACCGCTTCCTCACCTGGGCCACCTGGGCCTTCCTGCATGGCCTGGGCTACTGCAACACCAAAATTATTTGCCATTTCATCGGCCTGCTCTACTTGCTGTTGCGGTGGTACTTGCTGATTACGCACATACCAGTTCTGTATCACGGTTTGCTTATCGGATACATTCAAGGCATTAACCACTTCCTCAATACCATATACACCTAATTGAAATAATTCTAAGGCACGCTCCTCATTGGCTACACGGCCCTGGGCGTACTTGGATCCAGTGGTAATATCAATATCAAACTCACTGTCTCTAAGGGTTGATGCAGTTCCTGGATCAAACTCTGGTGTACCTTCTTCATTACCATCTGCATCATAAACACCATTTGGGTTATACTCAGTAAACTGGAACTCCCCTTCTAAATCTTTCTCTCTAATTGAGATAATCTCCTCATCATAAGTAAGGATCATCTGTACCATAAAATCACCGATCTCTTTGGTTAGCCTGGCTATCTCTTTATTAATCTTAAAGCGTTGCCTGGTTTGACTGGCTTCCTGTAGTGCTACAATGGCCCTGCCTGATGTAACACCGCCTGGTTTACGGCCCTGGGTAACATCGTTTACCCCTGTGATGTTCTCCATGAACTGACCTACTTGAGCAATATAATTCTGGATATACCCTGGTATTGGTGGTGGCACTTCAAAGGTTACATCATTCGGATCTACAACAGTAATCTCCTCACCTGGTGATCCTGTGATCGGCCTGGTTAGTTGTCCCTTTGCTCGCTGGGTTACTTTCCTGATCGGGAATCCCATCTTTCTGATATTCTCATTAATTGAGCTAAAGGTTTCATTTAATGCTTGGGTTTGGGTTCTCACCAACTCTGTCTCACCAATACCCCAGAAGTTGTGTGGACTCTTGTAATTCGATACCATGAATACGGGCATCCGATAGAGCTCTAACGGTTCATCAACAATCAGCTTATCACCAACAATAACTGTATGCCTACCGTATGGGTACTTCTCTGTATCTGCTTCATTGCTGTAGCATTCAATGACTAAGGCTACATCGGCCTCTTCACCATCGGCTTGGATCCCGCTGTCATCTGTCTTTTGGAATGCTCTGTAATCGTCCAGCTTACCATCTGCATTGCACTTGATCCCGTATTCCCTATAGATCTTAGATGTTTCCATTGGCACAGCATATAAGAAGTATTCACCAGCCTGAAGATCCAGGTCGTTAGCATACGGATGCGGAATAACCGAGAAAGGATCTATAACCTGGATATCAAACCCCTTAAAGGCTCCAGAGTCACTGATCTCAGGGAGGATCTGGATGAAGCCATTAGAGTATATCAGGCTGTCTTTAACTGCTTGTAATATTTTATTGTACAAATCTGATTCCTCTACAATCTGCTGGAATCTCTTCTGCATCATATCCGCAAAGTGTACATCATTCTTTTCTTTTGGAAGAATATCAACAGTGGGCTGGAAGTCATTAATAATTGGTAATATTGTCTCTACCACTGCCAATGGGAAGTTAAATATCATCCTGGACTGGCTTTCGGCTCCCTTGCTTGGTGAGGCCCAGTGCCTTCCATAGTATAAGCGTTCATTCTTCCGCCATCGATCTGCCTGCTTCTCTCTGGCCTTCTTACTCTTATCGAGCCAGCTTTGTATCTGAGGTATACGCTCTGCAACGTCTGCTACCTGGTCTAATGCATTGGACTGATCCATTGCTGGGTAATAATCCATGTCTGCCATTATAAGTTATCCCATATTGGTTGTGCGGTATCCTGATTAACCACAATTTTATCAATAAATCTCTGTGTATCTGTTTTCTTATCTTTACGCTTACTGGATGCGACAACCTCATTGATAAGATACCTTAAGCTATCCACGCTGTGATCATCTCTCTTTAACGGCTTCTCAGGCTGGTTTAGATCTATGCGGGATGCCGATGGCTGTTCCCATTGGTAATTCACTAACTCCCTGGTCAAATTCTCACAGGACTTATGGATGTATATCTTATTGTTCTTGAAATACTGTGTTACCTTATCGATACCACCCTGGACATCATTAAATGCATTGACCACTGGTACTTTTTGCTGTCTGTAGCGGTTACCAATAGTCTCTGGATCATCCTTTTTCCCTGCTCCCGTAGATGGGTCAATAACATATGTCTCATACCGTCCTTCATTCATATGAGCACCAATGGCCCTGGCATGATATTCTACATCTTGTCCTGCTTCGTAATGCTCACGATAGATCCATACCATATCATCCTGATCCACTGCTCCCCATAGCACCGCTGTTGGATTTGTCCTTCCATGATCAATGGCAATAAACCTTCTCCATTCTGGGGCCACCTCAAAGTGATGTTTCACATGGATATCTGGTTCAAAGTCGGGATAGATCTGGCCCTCAAAGGCATCCCAGGATCCATATAAATATCTGTTCACCCAGATCTCGTTATAATTCTTTAGCAGGCTGTCAATATAGCCTTGAGGTAGATTGTGTACATTTTCTTCTGTCTTAGCATTAAAGATGATGTTGCCAGGTATGGGATCATGGATAAATCGATGCCAGATCCAGTTATGCCCAAGTGGGTTACCCGTGATCCAGCATTGCGGAGTCTCTACCGCCCTTAAACGGCCAAGAAGCGTTAAGAATACTTCCTCAGATACTTCCTCTGCCTGGTCAATATAAAACCAACCCAGGTTGATCGATAACAGCTTGGCAGGGTCATCTAAGGATCTGAATATAATCTCGTGACCATTTTTAAATGTAATTCTGTTCTCTTGCTTTCGGTACTCATAATGAATCTCTGGAAGCAATCCCATTAAATGCAATAACTCAAAGAATGTACGCTGGGTACTATCTCTAAGCTCTGGATAAGTCTGCCTGGCGATCATACCAAGCTGTGGCGGGTT